GCCCGAAGATCACCCTGAACTTGGCGGCCGTCTGGAAGTCGGGAGGTGATGCCACCGCCATCACCGGGTGGTTGGTGATCCCCTCACAGCTTCCCAGGACCACATAGTTGGCTGAGGGTCGCGGCGTGGCGAAGGTGACCTCGTAGGTCCCCGCACCCAGGACGACCACTGAGGCGACGTTGACCGCGTGCACGATGGTCCCGTCAGACAGGAAGATGCAATACGCACGGCAAAGGGCCTCATGCGGCGGCTGTGGCGCCGCAGGCGTCGCCAGCGCATCGATGGCCTGCTTGCCACGCAATGGGGTCATGGCGCGATCCTGGCGCTGGCCTTCCTCCGCCTCGTCCTGCGTGGCAATGATCAGCCCTGACGGCGGCATGACCCAGACGGATCCGGTCCAGACGAAGGTCGCACCCTCGGCGGTGAAGCTGTCGCCCGGGCTCGGGCTGGAGGGGAAGTTGAGGCTCATCGCCAGAAACTCACATGGCAGAGGGCAGAGTTCGCATTGAAACCCGCACGGTTCCCGCCCCCGGTCGTGCCCGTGATGAGGCGACAGAAGGCTGGGTCGTTCTGCACGGCCGTGGACAAGCCCATCTGGGTGGGGTTGTGGTTGGTGATCCCGCGCGACATGGGCAGGATGATGTAATTGGCATCCGGCATCGGGTTCTGAAAGGTGACGCGGGTCCGACCCACGCCACCGTCATTCACCAGGCTCGCCACGTTGAAGCTGGCGATGATCGTGCTGGTCTCACCATTGAAGCGCACCCAAGCCCGACAGATCGCTGCCGGCAGATCATAGTCCGGGGTCTGCCGGAGCGCCGCAATCGCCTCATCCGCCCGAAGGGGGGAGAGAAAGACGTCATCCCTAGCCCCAGCCTCAGCCTCGGCCTTGCTGGCAAAGGTCGCATTGGACGGGGCCAGAACCACCCAGAGCGTGCCGTTCCAAACGAAGTCGACATCCTCCGCCTGGTAGACCTGGCCGACGACCGGCGCGCTGGGGAAGTTTATGGCCATGTCAGATGCGCCACCGCACTCTTGCACTGCCGCCCGTGAAGGCGATGGTGCTGTTCAGGCGCAGCAGGGCATTTTGCTCTCCACGCATGTTGAAAACGCCAGAGTAGACCAGCATCGAAGACGTGGCGCGGCGCAAGCTGCCGCTGACATACCAAGACCCGCCGCGCGCGTCGCGGACAAGCCGCACGCACCCGGCATAGCCTTGCGCGTTCGTCGTGTTGCTATCGAGGACGAAGAGGGCGTTATCGTCATCGCCTACAGGCGGGGAATAGGCGCCCGCCATGAGGTTGCGCCCCGAAAAAGCCCGGGCAGTCGGCGCACCAGAAAAGTCGAAGGACATGACGCTACCAGCACTGACGGCCACGCCATTGAGCAGAAGGTTGATTTCGTTCGCCTCGTTTGGAACCTCATCGAATGTCAGGTTTAGTTTTCCTGCGGCATCTATGGCTTGCTGGCCCACTCGCGCCTGCACCAGCGCCGGAGACATGACCTTGTCAGTGATGGCGCCCGCTCGCGCCTCGGCGGTTGACGCAAAGGGCGGCAGCGCGCCGCCACCAGCCTGCACCCACTGGCTGCTGTCACCGTCATCGTACCAGACATAGAGGCCGACCGGTGCGGAGGGCTTGAACCAAAGCTGCCCGGGCTCGGGGGCGAGCGGTGCGGTGTCGCTGATCACCGTGCCGGGCGGGATGTCCGGCGTCGGGTCGATCCAGCCATCCCCGGCCGCGTTCACATAGACCGGGCGCTGCAGGGTGGTGTCGAAGTAGCAGAGGCCTGGCACCAGGCCGGTTGTGGGGCGCTGGGCCGTGGTGCCGGACAGGATCGGCTGTCCCTCGGCCCAGGTGGCCCATACCGCACCGCCGCGGTGCCGCCAGGCCAGCCTGGCACGGTTGGTTCCCCCGTCACGCACGGCGATCTGCGCGCCCGCCGCATCGAGTGCGCGGGACATCATCAGCGTGTGCCAGCTCTCACCCCCGGGCGCCCCGGCGGTCGCTCGGAAGAACTCAGTCACCAGACCGGCCGCGTCGGCATCCTTGTCACCCATCTGCCGGGCGTAGCCGAACGCCTGGATGGCCGCGGTCACCTCGTCCGCCGTCAGGATGCTGGCCCAAGGCGTCCAGGTTGTCGGCCCCACCATGAAGCGCAGCCGCAGCGGCTTCGCCGCTGGGCCGGTCGGGATCACGTTGAAGCCGAGCTGATAGGCCAGAGCCCCGCCAGTCTCGATGTGGAGGACCGCATCCCCAACCGTGGCCTCGCCGCCGGCGCCGGTGCCGTCATTCACCCAGCCATTCGTGACGCCGATCCCGAGGGGGTAGAGGCCGGTCTCGTCGAGCGCATCCAGATCGCCCGCATAGACCGTGCGCGGGTTGAACAGCACCTCGAGGTTGTTCCGCCCTGCGGGCTTCGAGTTCACGTCGCTCAGGTTGTTGGCCCTGAGCATGGCCGAGGAGATGTCGAGGCCGGGGGAGTTGACCTGGATCCACGATCCCCACACCCCACCCGAGCGCGGACGGACGTAGACCGTGTTTCCATCTGGGGACATGGCCGTCAGGACGCCGGTGTTCGCGTCGCCCATGGCGATGTAGGTGCCGGCATAAGCCAGGTCGGTCCCCGGTGGGCGGTTGGCTGACCCGGCTGGGGCCCGGACCGGCGCGGTGCCGCCGAGGTGCGCGTCATTCCAGTCGGAGATCACCAGGGACCCGGTGCCCGGCAATCCGAAGGTGCGAAGGGCGGGGTTCAAGAAAGCCCCCAGAACATGGCCGTTCGCATCGAGGCCGATCAGATCGACCGGATCACTCCCATCATCGAAGTAGCCCAGCGTCCGGTCAGCCAGGTTGATCCAGATCTGGCCGGGCAGGCCGCTGTCAGCCGCGGGGCGCTGCAGCGCGGTGGACGAGCGAAGCTGCTGCATCCGACCACCCAGCGGCGCGGCGATCGTGCCGGCATCGAGGTAGCGCACCCAGGCCGCCCCACTCCAGCGCCAGAGATCCTGCGTGTCCGCCTGCAGGACAAGTGAGCCCGGCAGGATGTCGACATCGGCGCGCAGCGCCGTGCGGGCGGCCGCGTTGGCCACCGTGAGCGCAATGCCCCTGGCATCCTCCCACTGCAGGCCAGACCCCGGACGCCAGCCGTAGAGGCTCAGGCGCGTGTCCTGCGGGGGCTGCGGCGGGCTTACGCCCGCGCCGCCACCCGATCCCGCCGGCTGATACCAGAGCGCCCAGAAGGGCACGCCAGCCACCGGCGCGACGGTCATCGTCAGCTCCGAACCGGTCACGCTGTAATCGATGCCGGGACGCTGCCGCACGCCTCCGACGAAGACCGCGAGGTCTGAGGCTTTTGCGATGACGGCGAACTGCTGGCCGACCCCCGCCACATCAACCAGAAGATCGAAGGTGCGGCGCACGCCGTTCACCATTCCGGTCGTCGGGCTTCCCGGGTTCGTCACCCAGTCGGTATCGAGATCCTTGATCTCCTCGATGTTCACCCGGCCGGGCGCAAGACTGTCCGAGGGCGTGAGGATCCCGACGGTGATGACGTCCTGGACGACCAGCCCCGGGGGCAGGAACTCGATCCGGTTGGCTGCCCGGTTGACGACATACTGGCCGAGCGTGCCACTGCCATCGTCCATGACCATCAGCTCGCCGTTCTTGTAGACCTTGACGCCCTCGAAGGGGGCGACGGCCGACAGGACGAAGGTCGCGCCATAGATGTCCGGGTCGGACAGGCTGATGAAGGTCGGCAGGGGCAGGCTGTTCGGCAGCTTGTAGACGAACTGCCCAAGATAGGCCGGGACCGTCGCCAGATCGATGCGGTTGGCCGTGTCGTCGATGTGCCAGCCCACACCATCCCAGAGCCAGGTCTGCCCCTGGTAGCGGACAGCCTGTCCGATGAACTGCGGGATCGGGAACTGCAGGCTCATTTCATGCTCCTGTTCTTCGAGGCCGAGATGACCCGCGTCGGGCCGCCGTTGGCGGCCCCGTTGACGTGGTGCACATCCTTGCCGCTGCCCTTCTTGACCCGACCTTCCTCCTGCGCCTTACGGCGGTCACGGTTCCGGATGACCTGCTTTTTGATGTATGCGGGGTCCTTCTGGTACTCCTGGTCGTAGGTCGAATAGACCCGCCCGGAAGGTGGCTTCTTGGCTCCCGGCTTGACCGGCGTCACCTTCTTGTTCATCGGCCCCTCCTCAAGTCTTGATGCACGCCCGCAAGGATACGTTGCGCGGCCGGGTTTCCTCACCATCGCGGATCGTGGCGTCAAAGTCAGTGTCGAAGTTGATCTGCGTGCTGCGGTTCACGCTGGTGGCCCCCTGCCAGATCGCGGAAGCCGTCCCTGCGCCGCGACGAAGGGCGCCAATGGTTTCCTGCCCGCCGCCGATGAACTGGATCTGGTTCAGCTGGCCGGTGATACGCTGGATCTGGTCGAGCTGCGCCGAGCCGAAGACCCGACCGGCATCCACTCCACGCCCGAGGTCGGCACCCCGGATGAACTCGCCGCGCAGGTCCGGCAGGCGCGGGTCCGATCCCGAGGATCCGTAGGGACTGCCTGCGGCGATCAGGTAGGCCCGCAGCGCCGGATAGGTCGATGTCACCGCCGTGCCATCGCAGTTAAGCCACCCGGCCGGCGCATCCCCGGCGAAGTACATGATGGCCCCGGGCGGGAGAAGTAGCTCGGTAAGCGTGGCCAGGACCGCCGAAAGAGTGGCGGGCGAAATGATGGTGTCGGGGTCGGTCCCGGCAATCGCCTCTGGCTCGGTGGCGAAGTCTGGCACGACCGGGGGCGGCGGGATCGCCGCAAGCCCCTCCTGGACCGCATCCACCTCGGTCTCGATGGTGGCAAGCCGGTCGTTGATCTCGGCGTTGGCCTGCGCCATCTGCGCCCGGAAGCGCTCCTCATTGCGCGGCTCGTAAGTCTCTGGCGTCTGGGCAGCGAAGGGGTAGGCTGCGACCAGCCCGCGCTTGTCAGCCATTCGCCTGCACCCACATCAGGCGCGTCCGGGTCTCGTCCCAGAGCGCGACGTAAAGGCCAGGGTTATCGATCCTGCGATACCAGAGCTGACCCTCCCGCCCAGGCACCACGCCCAGCGCGGTCTCGACGGCAGGAATGTCAACTGGCGTGTCCAGGTTCTCCGGACCCCAGCTCAGGATCACGAATTCGGTGGGCGAGACAGGAACGACGACCGGCTGGAAGTAAGCCCCCGGCGCGCTGGGCTGGTCAGCTTCGTACATGCCCGGACGGGTCGAGAGGTAATAGACGCGCCCCGGGATCCAGTCAGCCGAGGCTCGCCCGGCGGGCGGGACCGGATCGAAGATCAGGAGGCCACCCGTGTGCTTCACCCGGCCGCTGGTCTGGATGGCGAACTCGTTCGGGCCCGGGATGTCGCAGACGACACCGATCGCGAGAAGGTCCTTGCTACGGGCGTCGGCCAGCTCATAGCGCCCCGTCGCCTCGGACTTCGCCACCGGCTCGCCGATCATCGTGAAGGGATGGCCCACCTGGTCCACACGATAGACCGCGCCGCCGGCGCTGTCGCCACCGGCCGAGACCTCGGACCACTCGCTCGGCTCCTCGTGCGGCGCGCGGCCAATGGTCGGGTTCCCTCCATCCCTGACGATCCAGAGGGATGTGAGGCCCGGGCTGGCAAGCGAGCGGGAGGTGACGGCATCCCCGGGGCCATACTCGATCTGGTTGTTCCACGGACCACGCACGATGATGGAGCGACCCGGGGTGCCAGGGGCACCAGGGGAGCCGGGGCCACCAGGTAGCCCCCGGGGGCCGTCGAAAACCACGATGAGCTGTGGCTTCTGCTCGATGACGGTGGCCGAGGCGTTCATGCTCAATCCCTCTTCCTGACATTCCCCTCGAACAGTCGCCGCACCTGGCTGCCATCGAGCGTCCTGATTTCCGCAAAGCATACCACCGGCCAGGCCGGAAGGCTCTCCGTCTGCACTGGCGTCATGGAGAAGTTGAGAAGGAAGTCGATGCCAGCAAAGCGTGGGTCGGGGTCCGCGACCGGCTCAGGAACGGCCGTCACCGCCACGATCTCGGGTAGGGCATCGTCCTGACGAAGCCGGAACACCAGCCGTCCCTCCCAGAGGGCAGGATTGGCCGAGATGTCTTCCCAGCCCGCCGACAAGCCGACGAAGAGGGTGAAGGTGTCGCCGCGGACCAGGCTGATATCGTGACGCAGAGAACAGTTCATGCTCATGCCCCCGTGATGTTGCGCGTCTCGACCGTGCGCTGCGCGCTCTCGTCGCGCGTGCGGCGCGAGATCTGGCTGTTGGCCACCTGCAGCGTCTCGGCCACCCGCCCCCGGTAGAGTTCGGTCGTTGCTGGGTCGATGTTGAAGATCGCAGCCTCCATCGTCGCGGCGAACTCGAAGAGCTCAGGGAACTGCTCGCTGATGATGTTGGTCTGCACAATCGCACTAAGAACTGGCGGCGACACGTTCGCGGTGACCCGGGCCACCAGGCCGGTCACGCCCGGCGCAGGGAAGACCTGCACCGCACCGGAGGCCATGACCGCATAGAAGCGCGGCTGGCCCACCGGGGCATCAGAGTGGAGCGCGATCAGCATCTCTTCGCTGCGCCGCAGAAGCGGCAGCCAGGACCCGGGGCTGACCTCGACCGCCACCGACCTGATCTCGAGGATGTCGCCGGTGAAGCTCGACGTGTCGATCACACCATTCGCCCCGATCGGGGCTGAAGGCTGCATCATCCGGAAAAGGTCGTGGTCGAGACGGGCGACCAGGTAGCCCTGCGCCCGCCGCACGATGTTGGGCATCTCGGCCACAGTGTCCCTGTTCTTGGCGATCAGGGCGAGCGGGGCATAGGCGATGAGCTGGTCATAGGTCATGGATCAGAACCCCGGTCTTGGAGGACGGTTCTCGCGGATCGAGGCGAGGATTTCCTGGTCACTGATGGACAGGTCACTTTTCGAGCGCGCTTCATCAAGCCCACCAAAGCGCACCGGCTTCGGATCACCCCCGATCTCCGGCTGAGCGTGATCCTGCGGGTGGTCGGTGCCGAAGGCACCGTAGAAGTCGGCCTTGTCCTTGGCCATGGGCATACCGTCCACCTCCACGATGTCATCGGGGAAGCGCAGGAAGCCAGATCTGGCACAGGTGATCAGGCCGCGCCCTCGCATCGGCTTCAGGTGGGATGGGAAGGACCTGAACGTGGCCATCAAGCGATCCTGTACCGAAAGCGCGAACGGTCGCGGTCCGCACGCATGGCGATATCCTCCGCCTCTGCGGCCTCGCCCGCAAGCCGCTGGATCAGCCCCTCATTGTACTGCCCGCCATCCCCCGGGCGCTTACGCGCCAGGTCCAGTGCCAACCCGAGGATCATGGCTTCGAGCCACCGGCCCGGCACGTCGGACATGTTGGCCGCCGCCGCGGTGAAATCCGCCGGCCGCTCGACGTACCAGACTTCAAGCTGGTCACCGTTGCCGGTCGGGTTGAGGTAGAGCTTGGGGCACTCCTCCCGCGCCAGCCAGTATTCGCCCGGCGACCCGGTCCGGTCCTTGGGGCCGATGGTCATGTACTTGTCAGGCGGGATGCGGGTCAGCTCACCACCGCGCACATGGACGACATGGATGATGTCGTCGACGCAGGCAGGGAGACGAATGAAGGGTTGGCCACCGACCGCGACGACACGCAGCATCCGGATGCGCCAGGTGTTGAAGCCCTTGGCCTCCCACCTCTCCAGGAGCAGCCTCAGACCGCGCCGGACCCGGATCACGTCCTCAGCTGTTGACTGCTCGCCACCGGCCCGCGCGACCACATCGTCATAGACATCCGCAAAGGTGAAGCCCGTCTCCATCCTGCCCTCCAAGTTGACAACGGGGGCCGCCCTGACGGACGACCCCCGGAACTTCCTCACGCGCCAGGGAGCGCGATCAGCCAGGCACGCCGAAGATCGAGCGGGGGTCCATGCACGAGAAGGCATAGCGCTCGTAGGCCATGACCCGCATCGTTTGGGTCTCCGACCCGTCCCCTTCTTCGAGGTCGAGGGGTTCACGATCCCAGTGGGTCATGCCCTCGTCCACGTCCGTCATCAGGAACCACGCCGCCGGGTCGGACAGGTAGTTGTTGATCCGATAGCCCTCCGGGACCATCCCCAGCGTGTGGATCGCCGCGACGTCGTTGTCGGCCGTGCCCACCCGCGCGCCGGTCGTCTTCATCAGACGCTCGGCGGTGAACTGCAGGGAGTTCGGCACCACCATCCGGCGGGCGTTCACCGCAATCCGCAGGCCACGCTCGTCCACGAATTCGCCGATCTGGATGATCGCGGCCTCGAGCGAGGTCTCGTTCAGGTCGGCAGCGGCGGCCGGGCGGTTGGCGAGGACTTCACCGTTGCGGAGCGGGTGATCCACCGCGCAGATCGGCTTGCCGTCACCGGTGGTCGAGGTGGTGAAGACCGCATCCACGAAGGCCGCGGCGCGGACTTCCTTGGTGATCTTCATGGACCGTTTCAGGGCGCGGGTGTAGCGCGGCACCAGGTCGAAGTACTGGTTGTCGTTCACCGCTTCGCGGGTGACGATGAAGCCCAACGCGTAGGCGTTCATCTCGACCCGGCCCTTCCAGACCTCAGCCGCCTCGTCGAAGATGATCGGAGCGCCTTCAGCCTTGGGCGGGGCCAGGCCGAACATGCTCTCCATCACGTACTCTTCGTAGGCCTTGGTCGACTTCCGGGTGGTGAAGACATAGCCGTACTGATCCTCGTAGTCCGAGTAGGTCGAACCGAAGATCTCGAAAATTCCGGGCCACAGCTGTTCCCGGAGGGCTGCTCTGTTGATAGCTGACATGTTTGGCCCCCCTTATGCGCCAATGTTCATGACGGCGCTGTCAGCGGCGACGGCGACCTCGAACCAGTCACCCTCCACCGCCGGCGACGCCGGGATGTCGACCTTGCGCAGGACGACCAGCGCGGCGGTGGGCACAGTGGCCCCCGGAGCGCCGAGCGTGGCCCGCGACATGCCCGACAGGGGGTCACCCGCCACGCTGACATCGGCAGCCTTGCGGGTGCCCACGTCAGCATCGGTATAGGTGGCCCCGGGCTTACCCCGAACCAGCATGGTCGCGCCTGCCGGCATCACGGCGACCATCGCCAGGACGTCCTTGCGGCCGGCGACGCCGTCCCACATCGGACGGAACTCGAACGAGCCGTCCGGCGCGACGTATTTGCACCCCCAGAAGATGCCGAGGACCTTATCCCCAGCACCACCATCGGTGCTCTCGACCTTGCCGGCGTTCAGCGTGACGAGGTCGCCCCTGAAGATCTTGTTGGTGTTGCCCGGAGCAATCGGGAATTCGTTGAGGTTGCCAGTCGACCCCTCCATCCCCTGCGACCGGGCCAGTCTGAAGCCCATACCTGACATCTCTGTCTCCTTACGATTGGCTCATGGTGGCAATGGCGCGGCCCGCCTCCGCCCCGGTCAGGGAACGCGTTCCACGGTCTTCTCTGACAGCGTTGCGGCCAGCCACCCCTTGGAGCTCATCGACGGAATTCGCCCGTTCCTGAGACCGTTTGCGGTAGTAGGCATCACGCTGCATCTTCCGGGAGACGGGGAGACGCATCAGGATCAGCCCGCCAGTGCGCGCGTAGCCGTCCCCTTTCAGGTCTTCGTCAACGAGGAAGTCCTCCGGCAGCTCGTCCATGCGGACGCGAACGTAACCCTCCTGCAGGCGGGTCTGCACGTTGCGCGGCATGTGCTGGCCATTCACATACTCGGCGATCCAGCGGAAATGGTATTCCGGATCCTCCGGCGTCCGAAGCTGGTTCGGCGGGGCGTAGTAGTCCATCGAGGGGCGCTCGTAGCGCCTGGTGTCATCGAGCGCCCGGCTGCGGGTGCTGAGTTCGACCTCACGCTCCCGCGCGGCGACGCGCGCCTCGCGCTCCTCCAATTCAGCCCAGCGCGCGTCGAAGGTCGACGCGCCCTCGTCTATTCCAGCCTCGGTATCTGGGGTGCTGCGCTTGTTCATCGGGTCATCACCGGGCCGTACTGACGCTCTTGCGGCAGGATGCCCTTGGCAACCAGCGCCTGCTGGTTGCGGACCATCCGCTCGAGGGTCTTGTTGTCATTGACGTCGATCCCCATGCGGCTCCAGCTATCCAGAACCGACTGCGGAATGCGACCCGTCTGGCGCTGCGGGGCAGGCTGGCGCCCGTCACCGGCACCTGCCGTATTGGGCGTGGACCTGAACCTGTCGGGGTACTTCTGCGCCATCTGTCTGTCGATCGCCTTGAAATATTCCTGGGAGCCGACGGGGATGACGCCTGCCTCACGAATGGACTTGTCGACTTCGTGGGCGGCCTTGGTCATGTCCGCGTCGACACCATACCACGAAGAATTGCGAGTTTTCCAGTCGTTAAGATTGCGGGTGTCCTTGGCCCCTTCCTCGCCCGCCTGAGGCTGCTGCTGGGTCTGCGGCGCAGGCCGCTGACGGTCAGCATCCTTCTTGTAGCGGTCGAACTCACGGATGTCGGCCTTGATGCTTTCGCGGTTCGCGATGGTCTCCGTCAGCTCACGGTTGGCCCGGGCAATCTGGGTGCCGTCGCCACTGTCATAGGCTTGGGCAACCTTGCGCTCAGCCAGCGTCACCGCCGTCTCGGCTTGCGTCATGCGTTGCCGGAGCTGCGTCTCGACCGTGTTGATCCGGCTCTGGACCTCACGCGTCTCCTGGTCCCGGGTCAGGCCAGTGATGGCCTGCGTGATGCGGTTCAGCCGGTCCTCGATGGGGGACAGGTCGACAGCCGGCTGCTGGACGGGCTGCTGCGGGTCGCCGCCCCCCCCACCATCGCCGATGTCGTGGAAATCGTCTTCGTCTGCCATTGGAAGCGCTCCTGGTTATGCTGGGATGGCCCAGCCGCTATCGATGGTCGCCACCGCCTGGGTATCGTTCATGAACCCGAGGCGCTGGCCATTCGCGATCTGGAAGGTCGTCACGTCATACTTCTTCCAGATCACCCGATCCCCGACCTTCAGCCAGGGAACAAGCTCGCCGTTGATGGTGAAGCGGCTCCTGTCCTGGAAGGCCGACGCGCCAAGGGCCAGCACAACCCCCTGTGGTGAAGCCATGCCGCGCGCCTCGCGCATCTCGTCCACGATGTGGACGCCACCATCCGTCACCTCCGGCACCGTGAGCATGAGGACCGAAACCCGCCAGCCAGCCGGGTGCGGCAGGCAGTAGTTCGGTTCGACTGCGCGCCGGTCGGCGATGTAATCGGCCAGCTCGGCCAGTTGCCGCTCGACCTCTTTCTCGGTGACGAAATCGTCGGAGGTAAGCTGGTTGATCGAGCTCCGCTGGATGCTGTCGGCGACATGGCGTTCGGCCCTGAGGGCCTGCGCCGTTGCCTTGGGAAGGATCAGGTTGGTCATAGGTGCTCCGGTTAGACGTTGAAGTTCTGGTTGTAGATGGTCGTCAGATCGGCCAGCGCGGCGCGCAGCGCCGCCGCGCGACCGAAGGTGGTGTGGTAGGCATTCATGTCGAGAGGGGTGTGGGTCAGCTGCCGCTCGACCTGCTCGAGCTGCTGCGAGATCTTCTGGATCATCTCACGGCAGACGCTGGCCTCGACAGCTGGATTGAGAAGGCCGGCCATCAGGCATTCGCTCCGGACTTGGCCCTGGCGCCCGCGCCAGCCCCGGCGCCAGCCGGGGCCTCGGCGGTCTTGCCTGAGCCTTTGAGCTTGGCGATGGTGAGCGCGGTCGTGTTGTCCTCGATCTCGCGATCGAGTGCTGCGCTGTCCTTGATGTCCTGAAGGTCCTTGGCGTGCTTGGCCTTGAGGTCTTCCAGTTCCTGCTGATGCCGAGCCTGCATGTCGGCCAACGCAAGGCGGCCTTCGGCCGCCACGCGGGTCGCCTCGATCCGGCTCTGCCCCACCACCCGGGCGGTCTCGATGCGGGCCTCCTCCGGATCCGGCGGCCGCCGGGCGGCCTCGATCTGCATGACGGCTTGCGCCAGCATGGGGGCGAGCTGCGCCTCGATCTCCGGCGCCATGTCGGGGCCAATCTTGTCCAGGCTGATGCCGATCATGCCCGCAGCCTCGACCATGAGCTGCAAGCCCATGTGCTCAGCGATGTGGGCCGCCAGGCTCGCCATGACCGCCTCACCCTGCTCGACCGGCAGTGAGGAGGTCTGGACCATCCGCATCTGCGCGCCATGGGCGTCGATGTGGGCCTGATGGTTCTGCATCGGCCCAGCCTTCACCGGGCGACCGCCCAGGATCATGGTGTACTCGGTGATCGGATCGGCTGGCAGGACTTCCTCTTCCTCGGGGTCGGGAATGACAAGCCGATCCGCATCGGGCGATCCCAATGCGCGGATGAAGTTCTCCGCGGCGCGGCGCTTGTTCAGGAGGTCCGGGTTGTCCTTGGCCAGATCCCAGATCGCCTGCGCCTCCATGATGACCTTCTGCCGCGAGGCCTGCCCGGGCTGCATGTAAGGCAGGATGTCGACAGCCGTGAGGTCGCCCGGCTGAAGGGTCTGGTCCGTGCCGAAGAGGACAGGCTTGTTCCCCACCACCAACCGCATCCGGTCATGGATGATCTCCAGTTCCTTGCGGTGCGCCTTGTAAAGGCGGCGGTGAACGGAGGTCTGGAACTCGGTGCTCTCCTCGAAAGCGGCCATGGCGGGGCCGGCGGCAACGCCGGCCTTCATCAAGCTGGCGAAGTCGATGGAGGCGATGCCGCCCAGCTCGCGCCCGTTGGCTTCCAGCGTCTGCGCCAGGGCCATCAGTCCCTGCGATGGCCCCTGGAACGGGTGCATCATCAGCGCGGCGCGGATATCCCCGGTCGGGCTGTCCACGTCGACGAATTCACCCGGGCGCACCTTCGTGTCGCCATTCCGGATCGACAGGTTCGAGAGCTTGAACCCGGAGGGGTGGTTCTGCAGGTAGCCCGCTTCGAGCGTGCGGCGCTGGGCCTTCCGCAGCGCCTTGGTGGTCTGCAGGAGGATCTGGCCGAGGCCGAGACCTGTCACCGCGTTCTTGCCCGGGTGGTAGATGTAGCCGACGAAGTGCTCCAGTGGTGTCTCGTCGGGATCGGCGGCGTCCCAGTTGCGTTGGATCGCAAGGATTTCCCGGCTCGCGGAGTGGATCGTCACGATGTAGGGGCGGGGGAGCAGCAGAGGGTGCTGGTCGGCCGCGAGGTAGAGGTGGGTATAGACCTCGTAGATCCGGTGCGTCTCGCTGTTCATCAGGTTGGCAGGCACGAGGCCATAGACCTTGTCGCGCGCATCCGAGAGCGCCGTGCTGTCCGGCGTGTCCTGGTCGACCAGCTTGATCGGTCGGTAGACCCCGGTCTGGATCCGGCGGATCAGGTCTCCCGTGGGCATGTCCATCTTGTGGGCATAGCGCCCCATCCGGAAGTTGCGGCTGGAATAGGAAACGATCAGGTCCCCGAGCGCGACATACTCCGGCATGACCGGCGTCGCCGTGCGCGATCGGTCCACCACGATCTTGCGAAGGCCGACACCCATCAGCCCCATGTCGTGCAGGATCTGGTCGGTATCTTCCTCGTAGGATGGAAGCTTGTGGAAGAGGTAATCGGTGTAGAACTGCTGCACCCGCCGCTCGGCCGCCGAGATCTTCTCGGTCATCTCGTCCCGCTGGGCCTCGTCCTCGATCTGGGTCAGGTCGAAGGCGGGCTTGGTGCGGATCGCCATGTCATCGGAGGGCAGCATGACCGACAGCGCCTTGGCCTGGAAGCGCAGGAGCGCGGTCAGCATCAGCGTGTGGCTCGACGTGTCGGAGGTTTCGTCAGAACCATCATCCGGCTCGGCATCCGGGCCGACACCCAGGTGATCCATGACGTCCGTTGCGATCTCCTCCCAGGGCGACAAGCCGTCCTGGTCGAAGGCCACGGTCTCGGTCAACGTCTCGGCAATCGCATCGAGCGAGGTCTGCTGGATCATGGTTGCGAGGTTGGCCGAGTGCGGAACGGCCTCGGGCGCGGGCGGCGGCGCCGGAGGTCCGAAGGTCACTCCGTCCTCGTCCCGCGTGAAGATCAGATCACCATCAGCCATGCGCCGCTCCTGTCGCTGGTTGCCCCATCATACGGAAGTCACTGATTTTCGCTAGGCCCAGCACTTTAGTGCCTCCGGATCCCGGTCACGCGCACCGGAACCTGCTTCAGGAGGGGTGGAATGACCTTGCAGCCGATCCAGCAGGCCCCGGCCAGCGAAAGAACGAGGTCGTCGTGCTGCCCCTCGATCGCCTCCGGCCGACCCGGCCTGCGCCAGACGAAAGACGCCATCTGCCGGGTCAGCTCGTCGCGCCCCGGCGCGTCCTTGGCCAGTTTCAGGGAATGGGTCTCCGCGAGAACACGCAGGTTGTCCAAGGCCGCCAGCCGCGGCATCGCCAGCTTCTTGTCGGTATAGGGATCGGCACTGGCGTTGCCGACGGTCGTGTAGCAGACCACGTTCTGCCCGATATTCGACCGGAGCGCCGACCCCATCGCATAACCAACCCCGTTCGTCTCAACTGTGAAGACGTGGTTGGCCGCGCGCCCGACCTTCCGCCACTGGTTCAGTTGCCGATGCAGGCGCAGGAGCATGGCCAGCTTGTCAGGGAACTCCAGATCGGGCGGCATCTGGTGCGCCATGAGGCAGCGGTAGAGCATCATCACCGAGAAGTCAGGATCGTGCGGCTCACCCTTCTGGTGCTCCTCCCGCGCGGTGAGCGTCAGGGCGTCGCGGTCCCGGCCGTCACCGGCCGGGTCGTAACCGACAAGGACCAGCGGCGGCGTCCTCAGGTGATAGCCGCGCTTCTTCCAGTCGAGGATGCGGTTGAACTGCGGAACCTCATTCATAAAGCACCTGCTTCACACGCTCAGCCCGGTCCAGCGCGACGGCAAGGTCCTCTTTCCGTGGCTCCGGGATCGGCATGATCTTCTCGAGGATCTTGTCCATGTCCAGCAGTTCGAGGTCGGTCAGATCGGGATCCTCGCCCTCCTCAAGGTTCTGGATCGCCGAGAAGCCGAAGAAGGCCCCGTAGGGCGTGATGAACTCGGCCCCGTATTCCTGCCGGAAGTAAAGGTCGCCCAGCGCGATCTTTTCGTTCCTGATGGTCTCTTCGGAGATCCGGGGGCACATCGTGTAAGGCACCTTCATCGACAGGAAGACGCTCTTGGCCTCACCCTCGAAGGCCTCGAAGAAGTACCCCTGCCGCCCGTTCGGCGAGGACAGCATGTGCAGCGCACCATCCGTCGCCGCCAGCGAAGGCGTAATGGCCCGAAAGAGCGCCTCCGGCGCGAACGCGGCCTCGTCCAGGATGATCAGGTGCGGCGAGAAGCCCCGGCCCGCGTCCGGCTGGGCGCAGGGGATCGAGATGATCTGGCTCCCGTTCGGAAGCTCCATGCTCAGTCGGTTCAGTTGCGGCATGGCCTCACGGGGAATGACCGAGAGAACCGCGTTGCGGACGCTGTTCAGGTAGTGAGAGGCCTGGCGTAGGGAGCGAGAGGCTACAAGGCACTGGAAGCCCGGGATGAAGATAAGACACCAGGCCACGAACATGGCGGTGACGGTCGATTTGCCAGACTGACGGCAGGCAGCCAGCGCGATCCGGCCGCGCGCCCGGCACTCCTCCATGTACCGGCGCTGCCAGGCGTCAAACCTGTTGCCGAGGACCGCCTCACCGAATTCGAGCGGTGCCGGGATGCGCTCGATCCGGCTGAGGATGTCGAAGTTCGCCAGCCGCTGCTTGTCAATAAGCCGCCTGATCTCGGCAATTTCACCGGAGAGGATCGGTCTCACGGCAGGATCCTGGCCAATACCCCCTGACCACTGCGGAAGTCGGTGCCCTGTTTCTCCTCGATAGCCCTGATCGTGTTCACGACCTCACGGGTGATCGCGTTGCGCCGGGCGATCAGCTTCTCCTCCTCGGCGCGCTTGCGCTCGCGGCTCATTTCCCTGTTGTCCCGCAGCATCCTGAGTGCCGTGTTGATGTCCGTCAGCTCCGTACCGGCCCGGTTCATCAGCTTGTAGGCTGCCGGCGCACCGCCAAACTCCGACAGCAGGCGGCGGGCGTACTCGACATCCCCGCCGCGCGCGGCGTTAGCGGCTGAACGGTAGATCTGGGTGACGTAGTTCTTCGTCCGGTAGTATTCCTCGATGAACCGCGTCGACGCCACGTTGGTATCCCTGACCATCGACCCGAAGGCCGCCGTCAACGCAGGCGAGATCACCGGCACGTCGCCAAAGGCTCCGCCCGGCCGGACCGGGGCAAGCCCCATATCACCCGCTGCGATCTCCACTGCCGTGCTGAGCATGGTGTAATAGATCCCGCCGTGGCTCGACAGCCAGTGCTCGATCATCGTGGGCGAGATACCGGTCAGATCTGAGATACCCATGTCCCGCCCGACCAGGCGCGACAGCATGGAGGCACCGGCCGTCCTGTCCGCCGGCAGCATGTCCTGCTCGCGCTGCCCTTCGATCTCGGCCTGACGGAAGAAGCTGAAGTTCGTCATGGCCTCGATACTCGGCAGGACCGCCGCGGGGATCAGGTTCATGGCGACGGTGTCGTAGGCGATCTTGAAGATGCCGGAGCCGACCATCGCGAGACCTTCAGCGCCACCCTCGTTCATGTCGCCAACCATCGCGTCAGCAAAGAGCTCGGGGATCGAGGTAAAGAGGTGCCCCAACTCGAAGGCCTTCGGGATGTAGAGGGTGGTGTCGCCCACGTAGACGATGTGGAAGTTCAGGCGCCGGTACAGCGGCTCCTGTGCATACTTCTCGCGCCGCTCCTCATCCGAGGCGTTCCAGAGCCAGACCGCAGCACCGAAGGCCGAGTAGATGAGGCCGTTCAGCCCCATCTGCATCAGCGCCTGCCTGCGCCCGAGCGCCCCGCGCCGCCCCACGGCGCCCTCGGCCAGTCGCGAGAGGCCCTGCAGGCGCGCGTTCAGGAACGGCACGAGCGGCAACCAGGCGCGCAGCGCCTGGCTGTTGCCCTTGCGGCTGTAGTTCATGATGGTCAGGGCCTGGTAAGAAGCCTCGTCGGGCCGCATACCGTTGGCGATCATGGTCTCACGGGCCGCGATGCGGTCGGCCAGTTCGGTGGCCGAGCCGACATGCTCCATCTTCTCCATGAACTTCCGGAAGCGCGACCCCATCGTCTTCGGCGAGAGGCCGAACTCGATCAGGATGTCGTTCTTGCCGAAGCCGGTGTCGGTGCCACCGAACCGATAATCGCCCATCCCGGACTGCGCCTTGAAGGCCTGGGTGGCCTGCCCGTTGTTATAGGCATCCCGGAAGCCGGTGATGGTGTTGTTGGTCAGGGTGAGGTTGGCCCCAGTCGTCATGATACCCGACGAGACAGCACCACGAATGGCGTTGCGGATCATGAAGGGCGGGGTGAGCGTGATGCCCTGACGGAAGATGTTGGCAAGGTCCGTCATGAACTGCATCGCCGGGCCCTGCTGGACCGGCTGCATGCCAGCCAAGGCCATCATCACCGGATAAGCCTCACGCCCCTCGGGAACCAGCCAACTCTCGACGCCATTCTGCCAGACACGCACCGCGTTCGGATCAGGCTTCTTGGTCGTCAGCGGCTCGACCCGGGCCATCCCCGCGACCTTCATCAGGTCGAAGGTCTGGTTGGCGGCCCTGTTCCGCATGCCTGCGGCCACCATGGCCTGGCTGTTGCGGATCATGTTCTGCATCAGGTTGTCGATCCTGAGCTTGTCGCCACCCTTGATCTTCATGATCCCCGGGTCTCGCGACAGGACGCCCGTCTTCACCGTTCCCGCGCGATACTCGGGCAGCTCCAGCTCCGGCGAGGTGCCATCGACGCGCTCGTCTGCCCGGTAGAAGGGGACGTAGAAGTCATCAGCCTGCATCGCTGCCTTCTGGGCCGCGTTGATCCGCCCCGACTGCTCGAGGAAGTCGAGGTTGGCGTCGTTGAACTTCTTCCAGGCATCCGCTGCCTGCTGGAACTCCGGGATATTCGCGCCCTTGGCCAGTGCCTGCTGGATGTCCTGGGGCGTAAGGGGCGTCTTGATCCCGCGGGCCGCGAGGTCCTGCGCCCGGCGGGCGACCATCCACTGCATCCAGTCCTGCAGACGCTGGCCACGGTCAGCCCCCTCGCCGCCGGCCAGCTTGAAGATGTCGTAAAGACCCATCGTGCCAGGGGCGACAGAATACTCGCCGTACTGTCCAAACCTGGCCGCGCCGTAGTAGAGCAGCGCCTCCTGACGGCCACTGTCCTGGACCGCCATCTCGACTGCCTTGAAGGCGCTCTCGGCACCCTGCGGCAATGCCCCCTTGACCGCGATCTCAAGCCTGCGGATCGGGGCCGCGGCGTTAAAGAACGTGTCTTCCATGATCTGCATCAAGGTGCGATTGGCCACCTTGGGTGAGGCGGCCATCTCCTGCACCTTCTGCAGGAGCGAACGGCTCTCCGGCAGTGAGGCCATGTAATCCGCCACATCGACCGCGCGCCGAACCTCGGGCGCCAGATCCTCGATGCGTGATGCCCCCTGCCCCTGAACCGGGACAGAGGCAGGGGGCGATCCGGTAGTTGGTGTGCTGCCACCACCCACCGGAACCTCGTCGTCTATGGCGCGGCGCAACTCGGCACCGGCCTCGGGCAATTCGGCGTATTCAGGAACGAAGTCATAGGGCTTACCCCGCTCGTCCACCTTGAGAACGTCCTCACCGAATACCGGCGTCGACGTCATGAGGTCGTCGTAGCTATAGCGGCCCAGGTTGTCGAACGGCTGGATATCGACCTCGACCCCCTCCCGGCGGGCGATTGCGGTCAGCTCCTCGTAAAGAGACTGGGGAACATCGACCTGCTCCATGATCGTCCGCATGCTCTCGCGAACCGCAGAGGAAATCGCGCCCTCCTGCTCACGCGGCACGGTGAAGCTGTCATGGTTCGTGGTGATGTAGGCACCATCCGTCGCGCGCTTGTACCGCTCGACCGTGCGGTGAAGGACAGCCGCATCGTAGGACTGGACCAGGTTCGCCCAGACCGCCTTGGCGACCTTGTCGTGGTCCGGCTCGGGCTTGTTCACCTTGAACTTGACGGTCACCTCGTTCGCCAGCTGCTTGATGCGGGTCTCGGTCTCGACCCGCTTCTGCCGCTTCACGGAGATCTTGCCATCGATGCCGATGGTGACATCGATCGTCGGGGTCGCCTCGCCGTACTTGGCGTAGAGGGCGCGCGACAGCGCGGCGACATTCGCCACGGTCCACTTCTGCAGGGCAAGGGCGTGCGGAGCGGTCTTCTCCACACCTTCCATCCCTGCCTCGGTCAGGTACGACCAGGCGCCCTCGTTGTCGCCGTCAGGCAGGCGAATGTCGTTTTTCAGGACCTTCTGCAGCACCCTGCGGAAGTTCTTGTCCAGGCCGCCATAGTTCATCGCGATGATGGCGGGCTTGATCCCATCCCGATCGAGCTTCCATGACTTGGGGTCTGCCGAGGGGAAGATGGTGTCGACAAAGTAGCGCGCCCAGCGCTTGCGCTTCTCGGCCTTGGCCCGCTCCCGCACGCCAAGCCCGGCGGGGATCTCGGCCTCCGCATCCCTCAAGAGCCGCTGCCGCATGGCTTCGAGCGTGTTGGTATAGAGGTCCGACTTCCGGTAACCCTCCTGCGTCGCCTGACCCCGCCCCATGTTCAGGTGCGGCGCCGCGACGTGGTCATAGGCCATCAGCGCGTTGATCTGCCAGCCGGACGCCGAGTTGTCGACCGTCACCATGTCGTCAACGATGTTCTTCCCATCCACCGAGAAGAGCGCCTTGATGTCGCCGTCCGCTTGCGGGTGGAAAGAGCCATCGGCATAGATCCGGCCACGGTCGTCGATCTGGTACATGAAGCCGACATCCGCATCGGCACCATGCTCGGCCACGAAGGTCTCGTAGGCCGTTCGGAGTTGCCGGATGCGGCTGGCCGCATCGCGCCGCTTCTCGTCGATCTTCCAGCCGATGTTCTTGACGAAGTAGGCCTGGTCCTTCGGCATGGTCTTCAAGGATACGCCAGCAATCGCAGGACGCATGGCGTCCCACTTCGCGATATCAGACCGCTTTATCCCATCCCGCGCCAGCGACTTGCCGGAGATCAGGTCATCAGGCTCGATCGCGTAGAGCTTGTCCCGATCGATCTTGTAGCGATTGGCCTGCAGGTAGCGGGCCGTGCGCGCGGCAACATCCAGGCCCTCCCGCGAGAGCCGGTTGCTGTTCCGGTTGCGCTTGAGCTGCCTCGTGTTGTTGGGGTCGGCCATGGGCGGGTCGAAGCGCATGCCCTCCGGCCCGATCAGCTCGGTGAACCTGCGAAGCTCGGGTGAGATTTCGAGGAAGTAGGTCTTGCCCTCACCGAAGCCGCCACCGGCCGCGAACTTGTTCTCGATCCGCCGGATACCACCCATGCCGGCATTATTGATCAGGCGCTCGAGGTCCAGCGCCAGCTGGAACTCCGGAAGGTACTCAGGCTTCACGCTCCAAAGCTTCGTGCCCGCCTTGGTAGCGCGATTGGTCCGCCCCTCGGCCCGCTGGTAGAGCATGTCAAAGGTGATCGGGGTCGTGAACATCGCACGGCGCACATCGGTCACCGTGTACATCTGCTTGCGGCCGTCGCTCTTGAGGTATTCGCCGATACCCGCAATCAGCTGCTCGCGCGTGACCCTGCCCTCACGGATCATGTCCGCGGCGATCGTCCGTTTCGCCCGCTGGGCGGTGACGTCAGCGATGATCTTGTCGGCGATCTCGGCGACCCGACCCTCGTTATAGGACGGCCGCTTCTGCCGCTGTGAACTCCGAGGATCGAGGTAACCGATGACCCCCTGCTCGAAGTCTACACCTTCGGCGTCAAAGTCGTCGGCGTCAGGCTCTTCCTCTCCAACCGCCTCATCGACAGCTCTTCGCTCGCCAGCCTGTCCCCCTGGGCCGCCAGCTTCCGCAGTTCCCGCTCGTCCAGGAGCTCCATCTCGTACAAAGGCTGTGGCACTGACGGCGGCCGTGGCGTCGACTGCTGCATTGACGTAGTCCTTCTGCTGATCGGTCAGCCCACGAAAGGGCGACCGGTACTCGATGGCACCAGCCATCTCCATGGCCTGCAGGAATGCCTCCTGGCGGATCACGGCGCGATCCACGAATGGCATGTCCGAAGGCAGCTTGTCGGCGAGATATTCCCTGACGGCGCGGAAGACCTTGTAGAAGCCGTCCGGATTGTAGCGACGCGTCGGCCGCATGGCGATGACCGACCCATCAGGCAGGACAGCCCGGAAGGGCTGTCCTGACATCAGCGCCGCACGCACGTCAGCGGACGAAAAAGGCGTGTTGGCGGTGTGGGTGTGGGTGAAGGTGATCCTGCGGTCGTTGAGGCCAGCCTTCGGCGGCATGATGGCGTTGACCATGTCGTTCGTCACGACGCCAAGGACCTCGCCCGTCGCCTCGTCGACATGGGCTGCGGCCTCGAAGCCAGACTTGGCCGACCACTCTGACATCGACGCCTCCAGGGCGGCCAGCCCCTTGCCGGTCTCGATCTCGCCAGAGAGATCCCGGAACGGGTTGCCGCCCTCGATGTCGAAGCCCTCGGCGCGCGGCGCGCGCTTGTAGGTCTTCGCGGCCATTGCCCGGCGGCCCGCCTCGCGGTCGGTCGCGACCACGGTGGCCAGAGCGGCCTCAGCTGCAGCCACAGGATCACCACCAGCAAAACTCTCCACCTCGAAGGTGGTTCTTGCCTCCTCGAGCTTTACCGGATCAACCACACGACGATCTGACAGTGCAGCATCGAATGCTGCGAGCTGCGCCTCTGGTGTCGACGCTTCACGAATGGCCTTTGCCTCACGAGCGGCCAGCGTGGGGGTGTCGAGCGCATTGCGCGGACCGGCAGGCGCTGCCGCGCCCACCGGCCCTGATGCCGTCCCCTCAGGCTGCAAACCCTCAGCTTCGGCGGATTGAGCTGTGGGCCCTGACGCCTCACCGCTCGGCGGGACCGCTACACCCTGAGCCTGCAGAACACGACGCGCCGCTTCCACCGCAGGTGTGGGCAGACCGCGCCGTGCCTCAAGATCGGCGATCTCGTCTGTGAGCCTATCAACATCTTCAGGGGATGTCGCGGCCCGTCTCTGGCGCTCAAGGCGCTTGATCTTCCCGTCGAGGCCTGCATCCGGGCGTTCATCCGCCTCGGCCTCGGCAATGATCTCCTGTGCGCGCTGGACGCGCAGCGCCGGAGCCATCGTCTCCGGCATCTCGATCTCCATCTGGCGCTCGACGGCGCGCTCGCGCGCCGCGCTCTGCGCCTGCCGGCGGCGCTGAGCATCGGTCTGCCTGTCCTCGCCCTCGACGGCCTTCAGGGCCTGCGCCGGGGTCAGCCCCTCAACCTTCATGCGCGCATCGATCCGGGCCTGCTGGCGCTCAGCCAGCGCCTCGTCGAGTTCACGCTGGGCTTCCGCCTTGCGCTCCGGGTTGGCCGTCGCCTCGACCCGGCTCCGGAGCCGGTCGACCTGGCCCTCAGCCGTGTCCAAGCGGTTCGCAACCTGTTCGGCAACCTCGGCCGTCAGGTCCGCTTGTGGCTTGAACCCACGCTCGGCGATCCGGTCCATCGCCCGGCGCTTCCGGTCCTTCTCCATTGCGCTGCGCTCGCGGCGCACATCCTCAAGCGACTTCGGAGCGCCCAGGAACGCCGCGATCTTGTCGATGCGGGCGTCAAGCTGGTTGTTGACCTGCTCACGGAGCATGGCCACCTCTTCCTCCGCGCCCTCCTCGGCGCGACGGTCAATCTCCCGCATCTGCGTGGACCGGGCACGCTCAACAAGTGAGATGCGCTGGACCGCCTCCCGCAACTTGGCGGCACCCTCAGGTGTCCGGCTCAGCTCCTCAAGCTCCTGCGTCCCCATCCCCATCGGCTCAAGGACCTGGGCCGCCATACGAACTTCCTGCGCGGCCTGCTGGTTCGTGACGGCCTGCTGGGTAAAGCCCGATGGCACACCCACCGCCGCACCCACACCGCCACCGGCAACCATCGCAAGAGCGGCATCCCGACCGAAGCGGTCAACCAGGAACGGCATGATCTCGGCCCAGTCATCCTGGTTCAGGCGGCTCCGCAACTCGTCGTTGAGGTAAAGCTCTTCCAGCGCCAGGTCCGCGACCTCCTGCGTCCCCTCAAAGAGCGCAGACTTCCCACCCACCTTGAACGCCGCAGCAACCCGCCCCTCCACCTGGGCGGCCCGGTTGGTCAGCCGGCCAAAGATCGACAGGATGGGAAGGCTTTCCAGCGCGCCCCGCGCGACGGCCTGCGTTGCAATCCGGTCCTGGACTTCCGGATCAGCCACATCGAGCCCCTCCTTGATCGCGCGATCCCGGCCGCTCTCGAGATAGGCAGCAGTCGGAACAGCAAAGGCACCCAGGGTGGCGAAGCCTTTCTCCAAAAGCGGCTTCATGCCCTTCAGCTTCTTTGCGCCCGGAACGACAGCGGTCAGCGCCTTTCCAGCGACAGCGCCCACCTTGTCGAGGCCAATGGCCCGAGCCGCGGGCGACAGCGCGGCGTAGCCCGCGCGCCCGACCAGCTGACCGCCCTTGGCCCCCGCAAGACCACCAACGAAGGCCGGCGCGCTCTCCGCCGTGGCATCGAGCGCGTCACCGATGAAATGCTCCGTGGCGCTGATCTCGCCAGCCTCTGCCCGGCGGGCGCGCTCGGCATAGCGCTCATCGCGCGTGGCCTCCTGCATCTCGCTCGGCCCGATGGCATCACCAAGCGCCCGGCTCCCCTCGTCGATCCCGTCGATCCCCGTAAGGTTTTCGATGATGGTGCCCGCCCCGGAAACGACATCCGAGGCGTAGGAGAGCGCGCCCGGAACCATCAGGCCCAGGCGGGACATGCCACCAGGGTCAGGGGTCGGTTGCGACGGTGGTGGTGGCGCTGTCACGGCATCAGCCCCGCCAACCGCACGCCGGGCCTCGTCAAGCGAATACCCCTGCTGACGCAGGCGCATGACCTCCCGAACACGATCCTGCATGGTGAGAGGTGGCGCTGGTTCGTTGAGACCCACACCCGCAGACGTCGATGGGCCAAACGAAAGCCCAGCCTGATCGACCATCAGCTCACCCCCTCAAGGAAAGCGAACGGATCAGCGTTGGCCCAAGCCGCCTCGCTCTTGATGCCGACATAGCGCTCAGCCATCGCCCGGATTTCCTGCTCCGAGAGTGCCGGGTACATGAGTGCCAGATATGCCGCCGTCTCCTCGACAGCTGCAAGCTTGTCGGGCATCCCATCGACACCCGCCCCCTTGCGCGCAGCCAGCTCCTTCAGGGCCATCTCGGCACGCCACCGGTTCTCCTCAAGGATCGCTTCCTGCTGGGCGGCGAGCGCGGCCGCCTCCTCGTCGTTGATCTGGGTGACCGTGCCGTAGCCGGCCTGCAGCCCCTCACCGAGCGCCTGCCAGTCGTCACCCCGAGACGCAAGGACCGACGAGCCGAACGAGATCAGGGCCTCGGCCGCCTTGTTGCGCTGCGAGGCATCCGTCATGCCCAGCTTGTCCCGCATCATCCGGTTGATCCAGTTCAGCTCTTCCTCAGCCGCCTCCGCATCCTCGGCAAGACCCGCAGCGCCACGCTCGCGCGACACGTTGAAATCGCCCTTCGCGCCCGGGGCCGGGTTGCCGCCGGGGGTCATGGGAGTGGCGACCACGGGGGCCGAAGCTGCCGGCGACCCCATCGACAGTGCGCCTGCGTCACTGGACAGGCCTGCACCCCAGGTCTGGCCCGAAGGGCCGGACGTCCACGACTGGCCGCGCGGGTTCAGCACCTCGTCCTGGTCGACAAGGGCTGAAACTGCCTCGTCCTTCTTGGCCACCTCTTCGTTGTAGCGCGCGATTTCCTCAGCCGCCCGTGCATCCTCGACCTCACCCGCGACGGCAGGAGAGCCGAAGGGATTGCTCAATGCCCACTGGTCACCAGCCCCGCCAGGAGTGACCGGTGCGGCAGGTGCGGCAGGTAGAGGGGCGACAGGGGCCGATAGGCCCGCGCCACCACGCACCGGCTCACCGGTCGGCGTCAGGCCCAGCATGGTGGCCAGCTTGTTCCACTCGTTGTCCGCGCGACGGAAGTCCCCCGCGTTCTCGTCCAGGAACGACCCGGGCGTACCCTGGGGCACCCGGGCCTCGATGGGCATATCACTCGGCGCCATCGGCAACTGCGGCAGTTGCGGCACCGGCATCAGGCCAAGACGCGGGTCCTCCGGGATCACCGTCCCGCGCTGCACCGGCATCGGGGAACCAGCGAACATCGGGAGGCCAGCCTGCATGCCAGCACCAGCCAGGTTGCCCTGCTGGATGTACTGCGCCACCGTCATGTTGCTGCCGTCAGGGTTCGCCCCCAGCGCACCGATCTCCTCGAGGCGCTTCAGGTCCTCCATCGACGGCATCCCGGTATCGTAGGCACCAACGCCCACACCCGCATCAGCCCCCGCGTTCAGTTCGGGAGGAATGCCTGGATCCCAGAAGGCAGGCGGGGCAGCGCCTTGGGTGATCGGTGCGGTGATCGGGTCAGGCCCACGCAGCGGCTCGCCACCCATGCTACGCATGGCCTCGCCATAAGCAGCCGACAGCGCGGGATCCTCAAGGACGCCGGCATAGAAGGTGGGGGACAGAATGCCATCCCGCACGGCGCTGTAGGGCAGGTTCTTCATCTCGTCGGTCGTCTGACCCAGGAGGAAGTTGATCCCGAGCATGTCCTGCGGCGTGACGCCCTCAAGCGCACCGTCGATCGCGTCCTGCCAGCTCTCCGGCACCATGGCGTTGCGGGTGTAGCCGATGGGGTTTTCCCAGAAGGTCGCCGGATCATCGGGGAACGCCTCGTCGATCCGCCCATAGAGGCGCTGCCAGCCCTCATCCGAGGCCCTGACAGTCGGCACCACGTAGTTGTTCCACCAGTTGTCGGATACGGGAAGCTCACCACCCGCGTCCACCGCGCGCGACTGCTCGCCCTGCCCCCGCAGGTAGTCAAGGAACCAGTCAGGGCTCCCGGCCGCCGCGGCCGTGTTCTCGATCGAGGCGTCAAGGAAGGCATTGTTCCGGCGCCGAAGGTCCTCGGCCTCGGCATTGTCCTTGTACCACTGGGCAACCTCAGGCCCACCCTCGGGATCCTCGAGGATGGCCCGCATGACCTCGGGGTCATAGGTCGGGGTCGGCCTGACAACCGCGGGCTTCTCCGCGCCCTCACGGTAAGCCACATCGGTCAGCGGAAGGTTCTCGATGCGAGGGCCAACCGGCGGCGAAGCCGGCGCCTCAGGCGCAGCGGCGGGTGGCGGCTCGACGGGCGCCGCACCACCACGAACCTCCTCGCCCGTCCGCAGGATGGCCGCGACCTTGTCGGGATCGTCAGCGTAGAACTGCTCCATCATGTAGATTTCGTCAGGCGAGACCTCCTCACCAGACAGCACCCGCATGACGACATCGTCGACCGCCACCTTCGTGGGGTCAGACCTGCGTTTCTCCTCGGCATCCGACATGAGCTGGCCACCAAGGTAGGCGGCACCACCAAGGAGCGCCGTCGCGGCACCGCCCTTGGCGATGTTCTTCATGTTGGTCTTCTTGGCATCCCAGGCCTTGCCCCGTTCCTTCTTGAAGCGGGCAATCTCGTCGGCCGCCTTCTTCTGCTCGGCGTTCGCCCCAGCGTAGAGGCGATTGGGGTCAGACGCCTTGCGGGTGTTCTCCAGCGCGCGCCTGCTGGCCTCGGCCTCCAGGGTCGCGACCCTCTCGCTCTCGGCCTTCACGGTCGGCCAGTCCTCGGCGTCCGTTGCTTTCTTGATCCGGTCCTTGCCCGCCTTGATCTCGTCATCAAGGTTGCGAACCAGGTCGCGCTCGGCCGCCGGCTTGTCGGCAAGCCAATCCTCGGCAGCCTTCTTCTCAGCAGCAGCCTTGGCAGCACCAGACTTCGCCGCCCGCCATTCGGGCGTATTGAACAGCTGATCGCGGAAACCCACCCCGAAGGTCTTGCGAACGTCCCGGTTTGCCACAGAGAAGCTGGGGGGTAGCTCGACAACCTCCGGCGCAAAACTGAGGTTCAGCCTGCTCTTCGGCATGTCCGGGTTGACAGAGGGGCCGGGCGCGTCGCCAAGACCAGCACTCCCACCAGGCGCACCGGTTCCGCGCGTGTCGAACATGAAGTCACGCCAGTCATATGCCGTGTTGCCGCCAGCCATGCCGACCTCCCTAGTCCATCAGTCCTGCGCCAATCTCGAACAGCCGCGATGCGCGGTCCATCTGCCCCTGTCGCGCCGCAGGCGCAGCGGGGGCCGCCGCCTGTGCCTTGGGCTTGGGGGGCTTCATCCCCAGCATCTGGTACATGAACGACTGCAGCATGCCATTCATCGGTGAGGTCTTGGGCTTCTCATTCAGCCCCGCCTGCGGGTTGGGTTGCGGCCTGAGGCTCGAACCCATGACCGGCGGCCCGCCAGCGGTGGGCGGCGTCAGGCCCGCCTGCGGCATCGGCTGACTGGCTGCGCGCGCCCAGGATCCGGTGAAGTTCTGCATCTCGCTCTCCTCAATCCATCAGCATCGAAGCCATCTCGAACAGTCGAGATGCACGATCCCACCGGTCATCCGGCTGCGGTTCGTTCAACCCCTGATCCGGCGCAGGAGCGCCCATCGAATATCCACCAGGCGTCCCGACCCCCTCGTGCAGGCCCGCATAGCCTGAAGCCGTGGGCGCAGAGCCCTCACGGATCCCGGCAAGCTCGACATGCCACGGCTCGTTGCTCAGCGGCAAGGCCAGACCATACTGCGGCGCATTGGCATGGAACCACTCCCGCGCCGCATCGTTGCCATAGCGCATGTCGATCGCGAGGCCGTGGTTGTGGTTCGATCGACCGGGAGGGGCGACCCACTTCCGCGCAGCCTCGGGGCTGCCGTACTTGGCCAGCGCCTCCTCCCAGAGCTGCGCCTGGCGCTCGGGCGAGCGATACGCGGAGATCATCCCCAGGTGAGGGCGGATATCCTCTGGAGCAGCGGCGTAGACCGACTGCATCGCCGCCAGGAACCTGGGGTCGATGTTCTGCGCGTCGGCGCGGGTCGCCCCATCCGTCGCGTGCTGCCAGATGTCGTACCCCATCACGCGGCCTCGAGGCCAGCGTTCACCCTTGTCCGATCATCCAGCTCACGCACCGCGGCGACGACAGTGGCGAGCACGGCATAGGGCTCGACCACCTTCACCCCATCCTCGCGCTCGCGCACTGCGCCGACGATCCCCGCGCGCTCGAGGTCCTGTGCCATCAGGCCAGTCGTCTCCTCGCGGGTGTTGCCGTAGCCATCCTTGTACCGATACCGGTAGGCGTCCAGATCACGCAGCTTGTCGAGCGCATGATCCTCGACCTCGATGTCCTCCTTCACCCGCTCGTCGGAGACCGCAGACCAGATGCCAGCCGCCGCTGACGCGGCGCCGAGGATGTTGGAGAACAGGGATTTTCCCGGCTGCGTGCCGGTCGTCACGCCGCCGCCGGTCTGCGGCAACTGGCGGGTCGAGTTGAAGATGTCCGTGTACCAGCTCATCGCATCGCGACCAGCCTCGCGGTTCGCTTCGAGCTGCTTCTGACGAAGGTCGCGGTCCATCGCGCCGAAGGTGCTCTGGAACTGCGCGGCCTGGCCTGCCGTCTGCATGCCAGACCCCGCCAGGCTCTCCAACGCTGCTGCCTCGTTGAGCCCCATCTCCGACCCGAACCGAAACGCATCATCCCTGAGCTTGGCCTCCATCTGGGCACGGTCCATGCCGTGCAGCTGACCCCCAAGGGCATCGGCCACCGCAGCGCGCGTCCCGCCGATCCCGCCAATCGCAGCCTCGGATGCGCCGCGCGCCGCGACGTCACGGGCGAAGTTGCGGTCCATCCCGGCCAGCGTGGTGTTGACCACGTCATCGGTGTAGCCGGACATGTACCTATCGCCACCGATCGCAGCCCGCGCATCATCGAGGTAGCCGAGGCTCTTGTTCGTTTGCCCCAGGATGCCGTCGAGCGCCGCCTTCTCATCATCGGACATGCCGACGACCTGCGAAGGGTTCTTCGATAGCCACTCGGCAATCGCAGCCGAGCTGTCGAGGATCCCCGACCCGGTCTGCATGTCGTCCTTGTAGTAGTTCAGCACCCAGTCAGGCAGGCCCGCATAGGGGTTCTGCGTCTGCGTGGTGGTCTGCTGCTTCGGCTTGAACAGGCTGCTCATGACATTCTCCGTGGCTTGCGGGCGCAGATGTGACCGACACGGCCCCGCGGCCAGCGCCAGAACAGCACCCGGCCACCATCCTCCACCCCTGCATGCAGGTAAAGCGTCTCGCTGATCTCGCGGCCAAGCCGCATGGCATCAACCCCGGGCATCGCGACCACATCGAGGATCCAGACCAGCGGCCCAGCCTCGGTGAACTCGCGACCATCAGGGATGCCATCAGGCGGATATGCCGGCCGGAACCAGGTCATGAACGCCCTGAACTCGCACAGGAAGCGCAGCTTCCGTGTCATGAGCGCCGGATAGATCACCCGGCGCTCATAGTCCGCGGGCAGGCACTGCAGGTACTCAGGCTGTGACTGCAGGATATCCTGCACCCGGTTGAGCCCCGCTGCCTGCCCCACGGTGATCATCAGTCCCCCGCGACCGAAGCGTCATCGAGCGGGAAGCCCTCGATGCCGACACTGGCTTGCCCCATGGTCAGGGCCACACCGCGCAGCGCGATCGGGCGGTCACGCCCGAAGCTGACCGCAGGCGTGACGGCCGTCACCTCACCCGGGACAACCGCAGCAGCAGCCTGAAGGACGACCTCGGGCAAGCCACGGAACGCGGGCAGCACCACCGCCACCGTGCCGCCCGACGGGGCGATGATGCCGATGGTGTTGGTGACCAGGAAGTGTGCGGGCAGCATGCCGATCACCACGTCATTGGCCCCGATGTCGACCGCCCGGCACTGGATGACGCCCTTCAGCGTCATGCGAGCGATGTTCTTCGGCAGGCCTGCCGCATCGGGGACGGAGCCAGGACGCCCGCAGGTCGTCCGCATCAGGCCTTGGAAAGTGTTGCGCGCCATGATCAGGCCCTCCGCTTGAAGAAGTTGATGTGGCCGTTGATGCCCAGGTAAATCGCTCTCACCTCGGGATCCTCGGGCAGCTGATCCCACGGATCAGGCTTGAATGCCACCGCCTTGTCGTAGGCGGAAAGCTCGATCTCGGGGGTCTCGGGCTCTACTGGCGCATCACCACCTTCGGTCGTGGTGGGCTCGGTCGACGGAAGCCCCTCTTGCGTCTCGGCGGGTGGGGGCGCCGTGGTCGTGGTCGTCGTTCTGGTTGCCATCTATCCCTCCTTTTGGTTCGGCCGTCTGGCCATGGGATGCGGCGAGCATATCACCGCTTGCCGGAGCCGTCAGCATCCACATCCATGGGTGCAAATCGCAGGTGAGTACGAATGCTAGAGGCCGACAGGATGAACTGCAGCATCTTCCCGCCAGCCCTCAGCTCCCGCAGCATCTTGCCCACCGGGCGCTTGTCGAAGTCGACCTCGGGCGTCTCGTAGAGGTCCAGCTTTCCATAGCTCTGCACCGTGAGTTGCAGCTCGTCAGCCGTCGCCGGGACATCGGGAACGTTGGACAGGGTGTGCGAGACCACCACGTTGCGGGACCGGTGGCTCTCAAGGGCGGCGTTGGGTGGGGCGATCCAGTTCGTCATCAAGAAGAACGAGAAGGGCTCTGGATCTCCAAGGCCGCCCGCCTGTGGATCGGGCAACGAAGGCGGTGGCAATGAGAAGGTCGCAATCGGCACGGTGATCTGGGGTAGCAGTGCTTCACGAATGTCGTAGAAGTAGACCTGCCCGGAGGCGTCGATGCCGACTGTCGGACGGTCGCCATGCGCGTCCGTCATCGAGATGCGGTTCAGCGCGAAGGCGTACCAGGCGTCCTCCATGTAGTTGTAGACCAGCTCACGGAAGAAGCCGTTGCGGTCCGGATAGTGCAGGGTGACCTCCCCATTCTCCGCGTCAGAGGACATGAAGCACAGGCTGATGTCCTGGTCGCGAATGATCTCGGTCGAGACATGTCGCATCGGGTTGAGAACCTGACGCGCACCACCGCCGTCGAAGAAGTTCAACGTCCGCGTCTGATCGAACCACCAAAGCCGACCATCGCTCTCGGTCCAGGAGTGCGAGGTCAGGAGGCCGCGCAGGGAAATCGTCGACTTGGTGAAGACGTAGAGGTCGTTGCGCGGCGCGAGGAGGATGGCCCGGGTGTCGGTCCACACCATGAAGCCGAACTGCGTCGACCCACCACCCCTGATCTCACTGCCCTCGTCGAGCAGGAACTCACCCGATGCGTTCACATCGCTGGGCGTCCAGTCCTCGAAGCCGAACGGACCAGCGGGCGTGCCTGACGACGATGGGTCCGTCTGCCGCGCCGACCAGCGCACCACCATGCGCGGACCATCACCCGCCACGCCCACGGTGCCAGCCTTGACCAGGATCCCGGCCACGATCCCGCCACCCATGCCGCCAGTGGGCGCATTCGGCAGGACAGCAGTGCTGAGGTCCGAGCGCTTGACCGCATAGGTCTTGCCTGTGAGGTTCGATCGACCGCAGATGATCTCCTGCTCAGTCGCGGCGAACCACCAGCGCCCCGTGTCGCCGACCTCCGGGGTCATGATCGTGGCGCGCTCGCCCGTCTCCCAGCGCAGGACCTCAAGCCTGTCACTCGCACCGAGCACCAGGAAGTTCGCGTCGCCGTAGAGCGTTGCCGTCCTCTCGATGCCGGGGAAGGCGATGATCTCGCCAGATAGCAGGCTGTAGGCCTTGGTGAACAGGCCGATGGTCTCGGGAATACCCATCCGGAAGCGGATATTCTCACCGTAGAACCAGAACGGCTCAGGCGCGACCGGTGGCATGTCGGTGCGATACCCGGGCGGGCAAGCGATCTTCATCCGACCTACTCCGCTGGGAGCTTCTGGGCCGCATCATGCGTGGGCGTCACGTCCTTGGCAAGCCGACCCCAGGACGGAAGGTGATCGCGGCCAAGCACCGAAGGCTTGAGGTCGTTAGCGCGCGCCATCGCCTCCACCTCGTCGCGCAGCTTGCGCAACTCGACCACGCCAGCCAGCACAGAGTGTCGGGCCAGCGCCTCCTGGACGAACTTCAGCTGGTCGAAGGTCATGTCACCCTCGATCGCCAACAGCAGCACGCGCTTGGAGACCTGCGCCACATCCTCGAGCGTGTCGAGAGCCTGGACAAGCGGAGCCAGGACGCCCTTCGGGATCCTCTTGCCATCCTCGTCACGCAGGTGCTCGATGATCCACCGGCTCGTGGGCACGTCACCCTTCTGCAGCGCCTTGGCCACGTTCTTGTGCGCCTGGCCCAGCATCTCGTCGAGCTTCTTGTTCACCCGCATCGTCTTGCCCGGTACGTCCGTCCGACCACGCGGGCGACCAGGGCTCTTGGGTGGAGGGTTGGGGCCGTCCGGCCCACTCCATGATTTCGCTGGCTTGGCATTGGCCATCTGTCTCACCCCAGCTTGCGAAGTGGAACGACATTCCTCGGGCGAAAGAGCGCGGTCAAGACTGCAGGCACATCGAGGTAGCGCCAGTCCTCGACCAGGTGGTCGCGCCAGTCATCCCCGAGGGTCAGCGGCCCGAGCAGCCTCACCTTGCCGTTCGGGCTGCCAACCAGGTATCCGGCCGGCACACCCGCATCGTAAAGCCCGCGACCAAAGGCGGGCTGCCCCTTCCGAAGCTCGGGCTTGGCATCGGGCCCCGCGACCTTGAGCTCAAGCCATGCCTGACCCCAGTCGCGATGCGCGAGGAACGTGTCGAAGGTCCCGAGGTTGCCGCTCGCGTCCTCGATCCGCCGGGTGAACCACCCAGGCGGCATGCGATGACGGATCAGACCCCAGAAGAACGCTTCGTTCACTTGCCACCCTTCGGCTTGACGCAGTCGCGGCCCGCCCCCGCAGGCCCCGCCTTCACCACGGTGCGACCAGCCCCCGCATGGCTGGACTTGCCAGCCTTCATTTGCTTGCCGACCTTGGGCGTCACGCCCATGCGGAGGCCGAAGGCAGCAGCTGGACGCGAAATCGCGCTCATCTCGGCGTGTTGGCCTTGGGCTTGGCCGGGCTCAGGTTGCGGTTGGGCTTGTTCGCCGGCAGCGTGCCCTTCATCGGCAGCGAAGGCGCCGACTTCGGCAGGCGCGAACGGCTCAGCGCCTGGACAGGCTTGCCGGGCATGCGGGACGTGCTCTTGGCCATGGGAGTTCCTTTCGGTTCGCAGTGGAGTGCGTTCTCAGCTGTGCACAGCCACGATAGCAATGGCCTGCGAAAAAAGCCACCACCCTTGCGGGCGGTGGCCTTGGTCGAACGGTAGGGTTCGATGAAGGTGCTGATGTTCAGATCCCGCAGAAGCCCAGCCACCGATCGATGGTTCCACACGGTCCGGCTGCGGACGCGATGTAGATGCCACCGATGATCGCGAGGGTCATCGTGTCGGAAATGCATTCGATCAGAAGGTCTTTCATGTTCAGTCTCCTAAGGTGTTGTTTCCTATGGGGACCACATGCCGCGACAGTTTACACTAATCACGCAAGCTGATGAGGCGGCGCGCGGCTGCGCCGCGCTGCGGCCACGAATATGTTTTACCAATCATTAGCTTTTTCAATGGGTTGCGTGGTCCCCATAGGAAGCAATCCTGCTTTCGACAAAAGAGGAGCGTTCCCTATGGAACACACGCTTGCCGCCATCACCAACGCATCGCTGACAATCAGCGCGCCGACCGTGATCACCGTCACCGCACTCGCGGGGCTCATTGGATTGTCCATGTATGTGGGCAGGAAGCTGACCCTGCAGCGGACCTCGGTGAACTGGTTCAAACGCTATAAGCGCGAAACGAACTGATGGTCTAGGGCGTCCGCATCATGCGGGCGCTCCTTTTTTCGCGGTCAGCTGTAGCCGTCCGGCGGAGGTGGCAGGCGACGCGCCCTCCGGACCTGGAAGCCATCTTCCTGCATGTCCATCCTCATCTTCAGGATGCGGTTCTTGTGCGCGTTCAGCCTGTCGGCGGTAGACGCTCGCACGGGCACGGCCTTCATCCAGTCATCACCTCGCACGATGATCGAGGTCAGCAGCCGCTCGACCTCCTTCATGGTTTCGATGGCTTTGTCGATGTCGGCAATGTCGGCGTCGTCCTTGAACAGCTTCATCATGGTCATGCTCCCTCGTTTTCGGGTCCCAAAATTTTGGGACTTGCCACATAACTTTGCCCTATCCCGCGCGGGCGCGCAAGCGCGCGTGGAGCGAACTTATAGGTGAAGTCCCAAAATTTTGGGACTTCTTCTTCTGAAAGGCAACCACCGGTTGATACTGACCCCTTCACCGTCTTAACTAACAACCCCAAGTAGATCATTCACGTAGGCTCCATCATCCCCCTTCAGGTCCCATTCGAGCAGGGTCTTGCGCCAACGCTCAGCGTCGGCCTTCGTCAGTTCCTTGCTCCTGATCCTCCGCATGAGGGCGGCGCTCATGTAGGCCATGCCATTCGCTGACAGGCTGTGCTTGCGGATGTAGCGTCGGGGGTGGCTCTTGGAGACTTCCAGTCCCTTGCTGACCAGCCGGGTTCCGATGTTCTTGCGCGCCGGGGCTTCCGTGTTCCGTGCCCATTCGTTGTAGACGGTGACAGCATCCTGCAGATCGACGCCGGGCTGGACGTGTTCATCGACTTCGAGGCAATCCTCGATGAAGCGCTGATCGACATCCTGTTCCTTGAGGTAGCTGGCGCTGGTCCTTTCGATCTCGGGGGTGGTTCGCAGGCCCTCTCGCAAGACCCTCTGTGCACCTTCGATCATCCAGGAGAAGATCTGCGGCCCTTCCTCGGCCAGCATCTTCAGGGCGAGGTCATCGATCTTCAGGTGCTCGTATCCGGTGCCGGCAAACTTGTGCGGCCAGACCACGTAGCGCAGCCGCCTTGCCACCGCATTGTTGACCACCTCGACCTTGAGGGCCTTGTTGCTCTCCAGCACGAGCAGTCCTGCGGGCCTGAAGGTCTGGGCCGCCTTGTACTTGAGGTCGGCGGTGATCATGCCGCCGCCGGTCCATTGCTTCACCCGCCCCATGTTCCACTGTTCGCCATCCCCCGGCTCGGACACCAGCACCAGCCGGGCGCCTTCCAGCATGGCCAGGACGTGCTCATGCTGCCCTCCGAAGCTACGCCCCTCTGGCTGGGTAAACGTGCCGGCCTGAGCCTGCGCGGCGTAGTCTCCCATGATGCCTGACAGGGTTTCGAGGAACTGCGACTTGCCATTGCCGCCATCGCCGTAGAAGAACACGAAGTGGTGGTCGGTCTGCCGGCCGAGCAGGGCCTCGCCGCAGAGCTTCTGCAGCCAGTCGATGATCTCTTCCTGCCCCTTATGGACGGCTGCGAGGAAGTTCATCCACATCGGGCATGGCCCCGGCTCCGGACTGATCGCTGTCGACCTGGTGATATTCAGGGATCGATCTGGCTGCCTCACCTCACCAGTCTCCAGGTCGATGTAACCCTTGGGAGTGGCGATGATGCTCGGGGCATTGTCGAACTCGTCATGCGCCCGCGCCATGCGTCTGTCGTGGGCTGCCGCTTCCAGAGCGCCACGGCAGAAGCCCACGCTGCTCAGTTGCCGTCGCGCTGTGGGGTGAACACGGATCAGCCGATCCCCGAACTGCATCATCTCGTAGAGGGGAAGGCCGGAGGTGTCGACGGTCCAGATACTACCGTTCCAGACCATCCATTGCTCAAGCCCATGATCGAAGCAAAAGCGCTCGTGGTAGTTCTGCGCGAAGCTCCACCCCATGCGGGTCTGAAGTGGATCGGTCCCGGCGTCCTCCGCCTGCTCGGCAAGGAGCCGGGCTTGTTCTTCCGGGGGGATCATCACGCGGGAAAGACGACGGACGGGGGTTGCGGGCGGTGTGATCTCGTCCGTCATTCGGGTGCTACCTCTTTGATCATCTTGATGATTTCCAATTTTTCGGCGGTGCTGCACCGATCCCAGAGCATCACGAACCTGTCGAGACGCAGGTCGGTCAGGGTTTCGGGCTTCTGGCTCTTGGTCCACTTCTCCCGCGCGCCATTCAGCATGACGCAGATCTGCTCGAAGGTCTCAGCCGGGTTGTAGCCCGGCCAGGTCCACTGGAAGGTGAAGCGCAGGATCTCGGCATCCGACCACCCTGACCCCACCAGGTGCGCGATGATGTCCCGCACCGGGTCGTGCCATGTGACCTTGCCCTCGATCAGGTCGCGCATGGCCATGATCTCGGGTGGGCAGCGGCCATCCTTCTGGTCGACGATCGTGCGCTTGACGCGGGAGGCCGGCGGCTCAGGCACTGCGGGCCAGTCATCGGGGTCCGTCTGGCGCTCGTACCGATACCCCATGAAGGGCGGCACGACCACGTAGCCCCCATCATTGCGGCAATCGACCCCCATCGCCCAGACATTGGCCCCGGTCTTCAGGCCCTCCCTGTAGCGCATGTAGTAATGGAGGCCACCCGACCCTGTCCGGACCACGGTCGCGCCCCAGAGCGCGCTCTTGCGCGCGCCATCGAGCCATTCCATCGCGGCATCCCGGTGGGGCTTGCCACGTCCGCAGTCCACATCGATGACGGTGACCCGACTGATCTTGCCGGTGGGCATGCCGATCCCTGCGGTGCGGGGGTGGGCAAAGAGGGCTTCGACCTCGTCGGGATCGGTCGTCGCCGCATGCAGCCCGTCCCTTCCGTTCGGGCTTTCGCCTTTCTCCCAGACGGGTGTCTTCTTCGTGCTGACGGGGAAGACAGGCACCCCGTTATCAGCCAATCGCAAGGCAACATTGACAATAGTGTCTTGCGTCTGTGATGCTGCGCCGCTATCTTGAGGCATGATCTGGTGCCATGCACAGCATCTTGGTCAAGGGACTTCCCGGTCCTTGCATCCAACTCTCCATGATTGCTAGACTACCCTTGCGCCCCCTCGACAGGGCGCAAGGGCACTATGCTTCGCCGCGTTTCGCTTGTCGAGGGGGTCGAGCGGAAACCTTGTCAAGGAGAACCACCATGCCACCCAAGGATGACGACCTGGAGGACGACGATTTCCAGGATGATGAGGAGGAATTCCTCGAGGAGATGGGGCTGGGTGCGGACGGGACGCGCATGCAGCTGGGCGACCGGGATTTCACGGGTCGCCTGTGGGAACCGGATCGTGGCGAGTGATGCGCTGATCCCCACGCTCGAGGAGGCGTTGGAGACGGTCAGGCAGGCGCTGCCTGGCCTTGGGCTGACGCAGTTCCAGCAGGACTACATCGTGGGTTTGATGGTCTACGAGCAGATGCAGCTGGACGAGGGGTGGGTGTCCGAGTGGATCATTGACCTGGCCCGGGAGAAGTCGGGCCGCCGGAATAATCCGTGGTCCCCATAGGAATGCAGAAATCTGCGGCGGCACAAAGTCGCAGAGGGACTTGCTTCACGCAAGTTTCCCGTTTGGCAAAAGACGCGAATGACATTCCCGAAGAGTGATTGCCAGACGGCCCACCCGACCATGAACTCAAGAATGGTCAGGGTGGGGATTGAGACCCACGGGCGTGGGGTGATACGCCAAGACTGCGATCGTCCTGATGCTGGACGGCGCCGGCCTCTACCGGTGCGGTAAAACCAACAAAGCAGTCGATGCCGCCCAAGGGCAGCATTTTTTCGCCCCGATAATCCGTGGTCCCCATAGGAATAACGGCCTCGCCCAGCATGCTGAAAGGCATCGCTTGGTAGCCCCGCAAGGGGCAGGTCTGAAAGACGCCTGATCCCTGGTTCGCCAGGGCGACGGTGAATGGAGGATCCAGGCTGGGGACATGCCGCAAGGCATCGTTTTTTCGCCTCGTGTGGTCCCCATGGGAAAAGGAGACCTGCCATGAAATGGATATACATCGCGGCCATTCTCTTCACCGGATACCTCCATGTGACAAGCGAGAGGTTCCAGCGCGACACCCTGCCCTACCTGCAGGCTAGCTGGACCGCCGCCGTCGCCGAGTGACCGGCCGAGAGCGCCCGACCCGCCCTGAAAGGGGTGGGTCTCTTTTCGCAATCTTGTGTGGTCCCCATAGGAGAACGAGACATCCGTTCTCAACTGCACCCGCTGTCAAGCATGCGAGGGAAGCAGTGAAAGCCGACAGAGATCGGGCCGTGACAGGCTCTGGAGAAGGTCGGTGGAAGCCGCGCAGTTGATGGAATGTCAGCGTGAAGCCCCACCCGTTCGCACGGATGGGAGAGAGCGTGAGAAGGTTCTTTTTTCCGCGGGGTCCCCATCGGGAGTAACCCCAAGCGCGAGGAAGGAGAGCACATGCTCACGAGCTACATCCGCCAACCTGAGATGCAGGATATTCAGCATCTCTCAACTGCGGACTTGCGACAACGGGCGGCTGCGATCCTCAGGTCCGGAAGAGGCCTGGATGGCATCGACGAGGTAGCCGAGATCCTGGAGTTGATCCAGGACCGGCATCGGCAGAAAGCGCGCACGCCGCATCGGTAACTCCTGGCCGGGCCTTCGGGTCCGGTCCATTTGCCTTTGCCGTGGTCCCCATAGGGAACAACCACGAAAGGACCCCAGATCATGACCTACTATGCATATCTGGCTTTTCACGACGGCGTCGCGGAAGGGACCCGATACTGGGATCGCAAGCCGATCGCCTACATCGAGTTCTGCCGCGGCCGCAAGGAAGGCCCTGCCCGCATCGAGCGGCTGTGCAAGGAGCACGCCGACCTTCTGCCCCAGGATGGGTGGAAGAAGCCGATGCACTTCCGCCTGGACACCGACGACAATGCGGTGGTCGAGAAGATGAAGCGCGAAATCCGCCTTCGCCTCGCCACCAAGTCGATCGACAGGCACGGGATGCGCCGCCTCTGGGCGGACAAGCCCGGGGCACCCGCCGGCTGCTACCGTCTCGACTTCTACGAGGCCAACGCGGTCCTGCGCGACGTGCTCGAGAAGTCCGGCCTCTACAAGCCGGGCTGATCCACCGCCCCTCCGGGGGCGGTCTTTTCGCTTACCGGGATTAGCGTGGTCCCCATGGGAAGCCGCATGGTGTGGCTTCCAGGCATCGTATCGAGAAAGGATCACAAATGCCCTATGAACACCATACGGATAGCAATCCGAACGTCTACCGCAACCGCGGTCGCGCAGCATCCTTCAGGGAGCTGGGCGTCGACGTCATTACCCAGAGACAATGGCACGCCATGTCTCACCACAAGGTTTTGGTCCTGAGCGTCATGGATCATCGCCTTGCCCGTGACCGCAAGTCCGCCCTCGTGCACCTGCAGAAGTCCACCATCGCCCAGCACATCAGTGTCGGCGACCAGGTCTTCGTGGTGCACCAGGACAGTATCGTGGTCGCGGGCAAGACCGATGAGGCCAAACCCAGATCCAAGGTCCTGTCGAGTGAGCCAAGCCCCTTCATCTGGGAGGTGACGATCATCGACCCCGTCAACCTTTGGGCTGTCGTGCAGCGTACCGACACCAAGCACGGACACTAGGATTGAGCCACCCCGCCGCTACGGGGTGGCCTTTTCGGGGTCCCCATAGGGAACAACCAAGAGGAGACCCCCATGAAGACCACGCTTATTGCCGCGCTCGTTGCCCTTGCCGGGGCCGCCGAGGCGGGACAATACGACTTCGCAGCCTGCGAGATGGTCCTCGAGGACCACTCCGTGCATCATCACCCGGCCAACCCGGCCGCCACCAAGATGGACATGCAGCTCACCCAGCGCCAGACCGAGATCCGGTCACGCCGGAACGAGACCGCGATCCGTCAGCTCGGTGGCTGGGATCTGGTCGACGACTATGTCGGAGCCACCTACGAGATCAACTTCTGGCTCGAGGCCAACAAGCCCCGCCTCGCCGCCCTGCCCGCCAAGGCAGCGCGCGAGGAACTGGAAGCGCGCATCATTGCGCTCTGCCTCTGAAACCCGACCCCCGCCCCTGGGCGGGGGCTTTTCCCAAGTGCCCTCAATGTTCGCCGTGAAACATTCGTGGTCCCCATCGGAGAGCCATTGCGGCCCTTCTGACCCGGCAGCCAGGGGCTGCGCCGGGCCATCATGATGCCCCACGAGGAGATCGCCTTGAGCGAGAAACCTTGGACAGCGCGTGAAAACGCGCTTTACCGCGACGTCAAGAAAGCCGTCGCAGCCGAAGCCACCCTTCAGGAGCGGCTGAGGAACAAAGACCGTGAACTCAACGACCTTCGGCAGGAGAACACCACTCTCGCCAAAGCCTTCCGGGTTCGTTCGGCCTGAGCTTTCTGGGCCCATCCCTTCGGGGGTGGGCGTTTCCCGTGGTCCCCATAGGGAACAGAAGGAGACCCGCATGACAACGAAATTCTTCTGGCACGAAGAGCGCCGGCTGGTGCTGATCCTGCCTCACCAAGACCTCGACGACTATGTCGCCCGCCACAATGCACTGCCGCCTGCCCGAGAATGGGAGCGCGTGCTCCCTGTCGAACAGACGACCCCGCTGCACCGCGCGCAGGGCGAGCTGATGGACCAGGGAGCCGAGCCCGTTCTCGTGTTCAAGGCGCCGGAGCAACCTGTGGAGGCCATGCATTGGAACGGGGGCCTGGTGAGCCTGATTGCCACCCTGCGCCGGGCTGTCGCCAAGCATCTGATGACTGCAGATCCGGTCTGACCCACCTCGCCTCGCCTTCGGGCGGGGCATTTTGCCGTGGTCCCCATAGGAGCAAGACGCCCCAGAGGAGACGACCATGTTTCGATTGATTTTCTGGCTCATGTTCGGCCGCCGCCGGCCGCATATGGACGACATTCAGCACATGTCCACGGAGAAGCTGATCCAGCAGGCGATGACCACGCTGCTGCATGCCCGCAAGAAGGAAGACTTCTACCTTGCGATGGCCTGCCTCCAGCTGATCATCAACCGCGAGGATTATCAACGCCGCGGACAGGCGCAGAATGGCCAGACGGACAACGTCCGGCAGCTGCCGCAGCAGGGCCAGCAACAGAACTCGAACCAGCAGAACAACAACCGACGGTAAGCCACTGCCCCAACTGACCACCCCTTCGGGGGTGGGCTTTTCGCCCGTTTGCCGGGGTCCCCATAGGACAACCTGAAAGGACCGACTGACATGACCAATGTGATCGCCCTGAGGAAGACGAAGCAAGGCTACCGCCTGCCCGAAGCCGTGATGAACGACCTGAGATTGAAGATGTATCACTGGCACCCTACCGACCTCGCCGAGGTCTGTGGCGTGTCCGTCGCATGCATCTACGCGATCCGGTCGAACCGCACGAAATGGCCCCGCGGCGAGACCCTCTTCGCGATCCTCGCGGCCCTCGACATCGAGCTGATCCTCATCGACGGCAAGACAGGAAAGCCCATCTGACCGCCCTTCGGGGCGGCCTTTTGCCAACCCTGTTTGCCGGGGTCCCCATAGGAACCACCATCAGCAAGGGAGACCAACATGTATGATGGACCCCAGTACGACTACGACGATCTCGATGCACTGCCGCCCGGCCTGCGCCTCAATGGCAACGGCGAGCGGCGGCCCAGCGCGATCCTCGACGCCATTCGCATGGACATGCAATTCGTCCACGACAAGGCCATCGAAAGCGGCTTCGACTACGACAGCATCGCCGAATGGCTGCTCGTCGCGGATGCAATGCTTGCCTATGTGAAGACGTCGAGCCACCTGGACATGAGCTTCCCCGTCAACGATGAGGAGGAGATGAACGTCCTGGACGGAGAGTATGACGCCGAGAACCTGGCGATCTATCGCTACGTCTCGGAGCTCTTGAACCAGCTCGACAAGGAAACCCCGATCTTCATGACCTACGATTGGGCCTCGAGCGATCCGAACGATGACGCAGCCTACGAGCTGGGCATCTGGATCGACTGGAAGGAGATCAACCACAACCTTGAGAAAGGCCGGATGATCCAGGTCGCCCATGAAAGCGAGCTCGACGACATCGAGTTCGTGGCGGCCGCGATGGAGCAGGGCGCTTCCTATGCCCTGGTCGATGACGGTGAGAGCCGCATCGGCATCTACACCCTTGGCGAGACCTGCACGCAGGAATGGCTGCGGGAGTAGGGCGCGCAAGCGCCCTCTCTTTTCGCCTGCGGGGTCCCCATGGGACACATGAACGGAGACCATCATGCCCAAGACATGGGAGACCATGTACCGCACCACCTATACCCCGATCACCGACGCCCAGCTGGACGCGCATGTCGAGCACGCCCTGAAGGAGCACGGCATCATCACCACCCGCGAGGAGGTGCGGCGCCAGATGGAGGACGATGAGGTCTGGACCAACAGCACCTATCAGTGCTCGGTCACCTACCTCGGAGACGGCCCGCTGGGCTGGCTCCACCTCTCGATCAAGCTCCGCTCGCGCAAGCCCATCCATGACTGGCGGGACCTGCAGCGCATCAAGAACGATGTGGCAGGGCCGAGCCGGGAGGGCTTCGAGATCTACCCGGCCGAGGACCGGCTGGTGGACACCGCCAACCAGTACCACATCTGGGTGCTGCCCGCCGGCGAGCGGATCCCGATGGGGTTCGATCACGGCCGCACGGTCAGCGACAAGGTGGGCAACACGGGCGCGGGACAGCGCCCCTTCTGACCGCCCTTCGGGGCGGTCTTTTGCCCGTCCTGGCGTGCGGGGTCCCCATGGGAACACCCCAACAAAGGAGATACCCGATGGGATTGGACCAATACGTCTGGGCTTCGGAGAAAGCCCCGGAAACCAAGGTCGACTTCAGCTACGGAGAGGCCGCCGTCGTCACTGACGCGTCTTACCCGGACTGTTTCACGCAGGACGAGATCTTCGGGAGCCTCTTCGTCTGCAAGCCAGGCCACAAGGCCGTGGCCTACTTCCGCAAGCACCCGAACCTGCACGGCGCGATCGAGGAGATCTATCGCCGCAAGGGCGGGACGCAGTTCGCCATGGACAGCTTCCACGGCAACGTGGTGCTCGACCTCGAGGACATCGAGGAGTTGGAGCGCAAGACGCTCGCCGACGAGCTGCCGCACACCACCGGCTTCTTCTTCGGGCAGAGCGACGAGAGCGACGTGCCCCGCACGCTCGCCTTCATCAAGCGCGCCAAGGAGGAGATCGCCCGCGGCTGGACCGTCTGGTACAACAGCAGCTGGTGACGACCGCCGCCCCTACGGGGGCGGCTTTTTGCCGGGGTCCCCATGGGGAACAACCGAAGGAGACACCCATGCTCTACGCAGAACCCCAGCTGAACGGCAACGAGAAGCGCGATTTCGGCACGGCCGCCATGGCCATGCAGATCGCGCGGGACCGTCTTGCCGACGCCATGAAGACCATGCACAGCCATGTCCTTCACGGGCGGAACTATCAGCACACCGACCCGCGCAACCGCGCGGTCGACCTCGACAGCATGATCCCCCTCACGCTGGCGCTGACGCGCATGGACGCTCTGGTCGAAGACCTGAGCCGAAAGGCGAACAGGACATGAGCCGGCTCTACAAGCCGCGCCGCCAGTCCAGCCGATGGCTGGATGGGGACTGCCCGAAAGGCGTCCTGGCCATCTACGACAACCGCGGCCAGACAGCGGACCGTTACACGGTCTTCTATGCTGACCCGGTCGCCGGGACGACCTACACCGACATGTATCTGGGCTACCGGAACATGTCGGAAAACCCGTTCCATCCCCAAGG